CAAAACGCTTCCTGGAGATAAGCAATATAAAAATCCAAGAGGAATGGCATCTGGAGCTACAAGACTTCTCGATTCTAAAAAATCATCAACATACGGAATTATATTTATTCCGTTCGAACTCGTTAACGCAAAAGAGCTTGGATATTCCAGAATGTCGGAAGGTTTGGATTTTATAGCTTCTTTAGGAATGAAGCCTGTCGAATGGTGTCTGGTTAACAGTAAAAACATCGTTAAAACCATTAATGAAAAAGAAGAAGCTGCTAAGACTTTACCGTATCCTACGGATGGTCTCGTTGTTGTTTATGACGATTTATATTTGTGTAATAACCTCGGTTCAACAAGTAAGTATCCAAGATATGCCAAGGCTTTTAAATGGCCAGACAAGCTTAAGACTACTATTTTAAGAGAAATTGAATGGTCTAGAGCGGAAAGCGGTCTTATCACTCCTATCGCCGTATTTGATCCTGTAGAACTCGAAGGAACGGTTGTTAAAAGAGCAAGCGTTCACAATATCAGTGTTATGAAGGAACTTGGACTTGGTATTGGAGATCATATTAAAGTCTACAAAGCTAATATGATAATTCCTCAAATATACGAAGATATTGAGAAAAGTAATAATATTCAAATTCCAACAGTATGTCCGATATGCGGGTCTGCTTTAGAACGGAGAATAGGCGTCAATGGTAAATCAGAGTTTCTATATTGTACGAACAGTTCCTGTTCAAAGAAAGGAGAAAAATAATGAAAGGATTATTAAGCAAAACAAAATCATTTTTGAAAAAGTCCTCTCCTACTATTCTTACTTGCTTTAGTATTGTCGGAGTCATTGGAACCACTGTTTTGGCGGTTAAAGCGACTCCAAAAGCGGTTGAACTTATCAAAAATGATAGCAGGCGGAATCATGACGGAGACCCCTATGCCTATACTAAAAAAGAGGCTATAGCATCGGCATGGAAGTGTTATATTCCGGCAGCTGCTTTTGGTGTTTTTACAATCGCCTGTATCGTGAGTGCTAATATTTTGAATCGACGTCAACAGGCAGTTCTCGCCAGTGCATACGCTTTCCTTAATACCTCTTACAAAGAGTACAAAGATAAGTTGACAGAGCTTTATGGCGAAGAAACTCATCAACGAATCATAAGAGAACTGGCTATAGAAAAAGCAAAGAAAGTGCCTATTGAAGCTGGCACCCTATTTGAAAGTCGGACTCTTGGTTTTGAAAAGTTGGATGAAGATGAACGGCTATTTTATGACTCTATGGGTGATCGATATTTTACATCAACCATCACCCGTGTTTTGGAGGCGGAATATCATCTCAATCGAATTTTCTGTTTAGGTTGGGCTCCGTCATTAAACGATTTCTATGATTTTCTAGGACTTGAACATACACAATACGGAGATACAGTCGGATGGACGAACTCAAACGGCGATTACTACTGGATTGATTTCTTCCATCTTCACACCGATATCGATGGAACTATGGACTGCTGGATAATTACTGTCGACCAAACGCCCACTACCGATTTTCTCAAAGATCGTTAGTCCGCACAAATTACAAGTTATATTATGAAAGGAGGTGACGCTTTATGGTTAATACTAAATTGGTAAAAATTCTTGGTATTGTCGCTACTGTGGTAGGTATGGGTGCAACACTTCTAACCGACTGGGTAAACGAGAAGAAAATGGAAGAAAAGATTGATGAACGTATTAACGAGAAGCTTGCTGCACTTGAAGACGAGAAGCTCGCTGCACTTGAAGACGAGGAGTCCTAACAAGGACTCTTTTTCTTTCTTAGGAGAGGATGGTATGAATGATGAAGCTGTGATAACAGTATTCAGGTATTTGGAGGAATGTCTTTTTGAGCCAATGAAAGACTGGCCAAAAGAGGAATTCGAAAAACGAAGTTACGAAAGATGGGCGGCATATGAAATTATAGAATCGCTTATGGATAATCCGTTTACAACTGCTGATATGGTTATAGACGAATTTATTCTTAAGATGATTTGCTTTGCTCATTTAGCCAAAGAGCAAAAACAGAAGTTTATATTTGCCATAGATGTGGCAGAAACTATTCGATTTTTATTAATGTGATTATTTGAAAGGAGAAAAAAATATGGGTAAATTAAACCTATCTAACATTGTCAAAGATGTACGGACGGCAATGAAAAAACATAGTCCGGAGATTCTTACCGGTATCGGAATCGCTGGAATGATTACCTCAACTGTAATGGCAGTTAGAGCAACACCAAAAGCTATCAAACTAATTGAGGAAGAAAAAGATAGACAAAATATTGAAAAACTCAAACCGCTAGATATTATCAAAACGACCTGGACATGTTATATTCCTGCCGCTATAACCGGAGGTTTATCCGTAATATGCCTGATTGGGGCAAGCTCCGTAAATGCTAGAAGAAATGCGGCTCTTGCTACAGCCTACACTCTTTCAGAATCAGCTCTCAAAGAGTACCAGGAAAAAGTCATAGAGACGATCGGTGAAAAAAAGGAGCAGACCGTGAGGGACGCAATCGCTAAGGATAGAATTGATAAAAATCCGGTTAGTAGTCGAGAAGTCATCATTACTGAAAAAGGTAATACTCTCTGTTATGATGCGATTTCAGGTCGATATTTCAAATCTGATATAGATAAATTAAAAAAAGCTGAGAACGAGCTTAATCGACGAATGATAGACGAAATGTATATTTCACTTAACGAGTTTTATTATGAAATCGGACTTAATCCTATAAGTATTGGTGATGATCTTGGATGGAACATCGATCGCGGTTATATCAAACTAAATTTTAGTTCACAGTTAACGGACGATGGAACTCCATGCCTTGTTATCGATTATCAAGTTGCTCCTAGATATGAGTATAACAGGTAATGTTGGTACGCGAAAAAAACAAAGTCTTTAATGGAAAGAAGCCAATTAAATTTTTTATATTTTGAAAGGAGAAATAACGATGGATAACAACGAAATCATGGTAAACGAAGAGGTTATGGAGGCAACGGAGATTGCTACTTCTGGAGCTGGTAAAGGTTTTAAGATTGCAGCCGGTAAAGGAGAGAAAAACATGAGTGAAACAGTAAAAAATTGGCTAATCCATCTGTACGAGAAAGAGATTGATGAATCCAAAGCTACGATTTCTAATGAACATATTTGGGAACTCGGATACAACGGCGGGGAACCAAACCCGCATACTAATAATATCCGTGATATTCAGGAGTACATTAGTGTCCTAGAAGAGAAGATTAGAGAACTCCAAGAAACAACTGAGGAAATCGCAACAGCGGGTTCTGGAAAGGTTTTTAAGGTGGCGGCAGGTGTCGGATTGGCCGCACTTGGAAGCGTAATTGCTTATAAGTATGTGGTTAAACCGATTGTGGCTAAAATCAAAGCCAAGAAAGAGCAGCAAGAGATCGACGGAGAATCTATTGACCTCGAAGACGATGAGTTCGAGGAATCCGACGAAAAACAACTGAATAGGAAATAGACTTCTTTAAGGGAGAGTACCTTTAACAAGGTGCTTTCCCTTTTATTTTATCAGGATAAGTCAATGAAAGGAGCACCAGAATGGACGAGTATAAGACAAACTCCCATAAATCAAAAGAAGAACAGATACCAGAGAGGAAAGTAGAAAAAGTCGTTTCCGGAACTGTAAAACCTAAGAAAAAAAGCAATATTCAAAAGTTTGCGGATATTTTCATATCAGAAGATATTAGCAATGTAAAATCTTATATTTTACTGGATGTTCTTGTTCCAGCAATTAAGAAAGCAATTTTGGATATTGTTACAAACGGAGTCGATATGATTCTATATGGAGAAACAGGCAGAACGAGAAACAAATATTCAACCGCTTCAAAAGTTTCATATCAACGATACTACGATAGAATAGATGAGCAAAGACGCAATTACATCACTTCTTCTGTAAGAAATGGGTTTGATTACGATGAACTTATTTTTCCAACCCGTGGAGATGCCGAAGCGGTTCTCGATGCTATGAATGAGATAATTTCCCAATATGGCGTCGTTAGTATTATGGATCTTTATGATTTAGCCAATGTATCTATGGACAACTATGCCGCCAACAAATACGGTTGGACAGATATTAGTGGTTGTAAAGTAATTCGGGTAAGAGATGGATATGTTCTGAATTTGCCAAGGGCACTTCCTATAAATTAGGAGGGCTTTTATATGAATGGATATTTAACATCATACGGTTATATGGAACTCGTATTCGGATGTTGGATATTATTTACAACAGAATCTGAGTATTACAAATACTTGAAGGAGGATTAATAGAATGACACGAGCTGAAACTTTGGATAAGGCCAAGCAGTGTGTATGCGGACAGCGCGAAAACGAATATGGTTCGCCCGAAGATAACTTTATGACCATAGCAAAACTGTGGTCGGCATATAAGGATGTAGATTTTTCAGCTAACGACGTGGCTATGATGATGGCTCTGCTTAAAATTGCCAGAATTCGTACGGGAACAGCGACTGAAGACAGTTTTGTTGATTTAGCCGGATATGCCGCGTGTGGAGCTGAAATAGCGTCAAAAAATCGTATTAATACTACATATGAAAAGGAGAATGTTTAATTATGAAAAAAGAACTTGTTAAAACCGTAAGCTCTTCTTTTAATAAAATGAGCTTACAACTTAAAAAGCATAGTCCTGAAATTCTTGTGGTGGCTGGTGTTGTTGGTACAGTCGTGAGTGCTGTTATGGCTTGTAAGGCTACTACTAAGGTCAGTGAAATTCTCGAAAATAGTAAGAACACAATTGATTCCATCCATGATTGTCAAGCAAATGAAGCTATGGCTGACCAGTATACTCCCGAAGATGCTAAAAAAGATTTAGCTATCGTTTATATTCAGACGGGACTTAAACTTGCTAAGCTTTATGCCCCGGCAGTAGCTCTTGGAACATTGTCTATTGCCAGCATCCTTGCGTCCAACAATATTCTTCGTAAGCGTAATGTAGCTCTTGCCGCAGCCTATGCTACAGTTGATAGAACTTTCAAAGAATACCGCGATCGTGTTATTGAACGTTTTGGAGAGCAGGTTGATAAGGAACTTCGTTACAATATCAAGGCTAAAAAGATTGAGAAGACCGTTGTTGGAGAAGACGGAAAAGAAAAGAAAGTAAAAGAAACTATTCAGGTTGCTGAAATTCCCGGCTACAGCGATTATGCAAAATTCTTTGATTCCAGTTCTCCTGCATGGGAAAATAATGCAGAATATAATCTCATGTTTCTTAAAGCGGAACAGAATTATGCCAACGATCGGCTCAAAGCGAGGGGTTATTTGTTCTTGAATGAAGTGTACGAACGTCTTGGTATTCCTCCTACAAAGGCCGGTCAAATTGTCGGATGGGTTTACGATCCTGATAACCCGAATCATAACGGTGATAATTATGTAGACTTCGGGCTTTATAATCTTCACAAGGAAAAGACTCGTGATTTTGTGAATGGTTATGAGGAAGTTATTCTTCTTGATTTCAACGTGGACGGGCCTATTCTCGACCGAGTTTTAAAATAAAAAATGTTGGCTACCCTTTGATCGCTTTAAACGGTCGGAGGGTAGTCTTCTTTATTTAACAAGAGGGAGGACATATAATGCGCAAACCATCCAAAATAATAACACTCGTTTCGACCATTATGGTTATATTTACTGCTTGTAGTAGCTCGACCATTAATGATACAAATTCACAAACTACTACAAACGTAAGTTATCATGTTGAAGAGTCGATTATTGAAACTAAATCGATTGTTGAAACGGAACCGATTGTTGAAACAGAACCTATTACTGAAACAGAACCGATTGTTAAAACGGAACCATTTACTGACGAAGAAGTGGAGGCTATAGCTAAAACATTAGCTGGAGAATGTTATGACGACAAATTAAATGATAAACGCCTTGTTGCAGAAGTGATTCTTAACCGGGTATCCGATGGTCGATTTGGTGAAAGTGTTATTGAGGTAGTTTCGGCAAAAGGTCAATTTAACGGATATTGGAAACAAAGTCGTCCGGTAAGCGATAGTGACATCGAGATTGCAAAAGAAACTCTACGTAAATGGTATGAAAATGATTGTAAAAAATTATCGGAATATTTATATTTCTGTGCCGGACCAAATAGAGAAAACGTGTTCAGAACTAAATATTAAACGAAAGGGGAAAAATCATGAATAATAAGATCACAAGTTTTATGATATTTATTTTTGGAGCTGCCGTTGGCTCGGTTGTAACATGGCAGTACGTAAAAAAGAAGTACGAACGAATTGCTCAAGAAGAGATTGATTCCGTAAAAGAAACTTTCTCTAAGCTGAAAGAAGTAAAAAGCAAAGATAATGAATCTGAGGAAAACAATAATGTCAGAACTATTGTAGAAAGAGCAAAAGATAAACCAAGTATTGTGGAATATGCGGCGAAACTTCGTAAGCAAGGTTACACCAATTATTCCAATACCGATAGTCTTTCTGAAGATTCAAATGTTTCTGAAGAGGGGGTGGACGAAAATATGATAAATGATAAACCTTATGTTATTTCTCCAGATGAATTTGGAGAGTTTGATGATTATGAAACAATAAGCCTTACTTATTATGCCGATCAGGTTCTTGCCGATGAAGACGATGAACTTGTAGAGGATATCGAAGAAACGGTCGGATTCGAATCGCTTAACGCTTTTGGAGAGTACGAGGATGATTCCGTCTTTGTGAGAAACGATCGGCTTAAATGCGACTACGAAATTCTGCTTGACCAGAGAAAGTATTCGGACGTAATAAAAAGAAGGCCGCATGAGGTGGAGGATTAAATGACTAAGAACGAGTTGAACAACAAATATTTTGAATGGATGTACCAACTCGTATGCAATAACCGGAGGCCATCCTATCGGAAGCTTTTGTCTTATCTGCATAATGTAGAATTTATTTATATTATCGGAATGGACGGTAACAGAGCGGAAGATGGGATAGACCTCCGATATCGTTTTGGATATGAGCAAGGGTATGATAGTCCAATGATTGCTACGCTCCTCGACGACCGACCTTGTAGTGTTCTGGAAATGATGATATCTCTCGCCATTCGTTGTGAAGAACATATTATGGATGACCCGGATATTGGCAACAGAACCGGACAATGGTTTTGGAATATGATTATCAATCTTGGTTTGGGTTCCATGGATGATTTAAAGTTTGATGAGAATTATGTCGAAGATGTTGTTTCGCGATTTCTTGATAGAAAGTATAAACGGAATGGCGAAGGTGGATTATTTACGGTTGAACATTGCAAAAGTGATCTACGAAATGTGGAAATCTGGTATCAAATGTGTTGGTATTTAGACGAGGTTTTGGAAAACGGGAGGAGATAATGAAATGAATCACAATGATATCTATAAACGGTTTGAATTATATTTTGAATTATATGCTGGAAATAATGTAGCCGCCTGGTTTCAAAATGGTAAAAACAGCATTCGAATTAGACAAACCAACGGACAAGAATTCATATTTACTTACAACTCTCCAAAAGATTGGAGGTTTGAAACCGTTCAAAGCTATATTAATAATTCAATGAAAGGAGGAAAAGAGAATGGTAAAAATACCATGTAAGGCTTTCAGTTATATTTTCGGGAGTCTAAAAAAATCAGAAAATTCGATAAAAGCTATTAAAACGACACTTAGAAATCAGGCAAGAATTAATCGAACGGTTGCAGCATTTGCTTTGGTTGTAGCGGCCTATGCAATAGCCTTAGAAGTCCATACTTATGAACAAAACAAGAAAATCCAAAACCTTGATAATGAGATAAAGGAGCTTAAACGCATGAAAGGAGAATAAAATGCAATGCTCGACTTTCTTATGATTTCAACACGTAGCACAAAACGTGGTGTAATAGAAATCTATCCAAAGTTCATCATCAAAAAAAGCTCAGATCTCATGATTCGAGGCGGTGATTTTTATGCTATCTGGGTTGAGGAACTCGGTCTATGGTCTACGGACGAACATGTCGCTTTACAATTGATAGATCGAGAATTAGATAGATATGTGGAAGAAAACCGCCATAAATTCGACTCTAATATAAAGGTTCTGCATATGTGGGACGCTGAGTCCGGAATGATTGACTCTTGGCATAAATACTGTCAGAAGCAGATGAGAGACCACTTTCATATGTTGGATGAGAAACTTATATTTTCTAACCAGGAGACCAAGAAAGAAGACTACGCCAGTAAAAAGCTGAATTATCCGCTTGAACCCGGTGATTTGTCTGCCTATAACAAACTGATGTCCACTCTATATTCAGAGGAAGAAAGACATAAGATTGAATGGGCAATCGGGTCAATCGTTACTGGGGACTCTAAGAAAATTCAGAAATTTATGGTTTTATACGGAGAAGCGGGAACTGGTAAATCTACAGTACTTAACATCATCCAGCAGTTATTTGAAGGGTATTATACAGTGTTTGACGCAAGAGCCCTTGGCTCATCTAGTAACTCATTTGCTCTAGAGGCGTTCAAAAACAATCCGCTTGTAGCAATTCAACACGATGGCGACCTTTCTAAAATTGAAGATAATACGAGGTTGAACAGTCTTGTTTCCCACGAGCTTATGACAGTTAATGAGAAGTTCAAGTCTGCCTATTCGAATCGCTTTAAGTGTTTTCTATTTATAGGCACTAATAAACCAGTAAAGATTACAGATGCAAAGTCGGGTCTTATTAGAAGATTAATTGATGTATCTCCTACCGGCAACAAGCTAAGTCCAGAGGAATACAAAACAATTATGAAACAGATTAGTTTTGAACTTGGAGCGATCGCCTATCACTGCCGGGAAGTATATTTAAGTGATCCCGGCAAGTATGATAATTATATTCCAGTGAGGATGTTAGGAGCGACTAACGATTTTTATAACTTCGTTATTGATTCGTATCATGTATTTAAGAAAAATGATGGAACTACGCTTAAAGCCGCTTGGGAGATGTATAAAACTTACTGTAATGAGGCAAAAGTAGCATATCCATTTTCGCAAAGAGTCTTTAAAGAGGAGCTTAAGAATTATTTCAGAGAATACAAAGATCGATTCAACCTTGATGATGGATCCAGAGTTCGTAGTTATTACCGCGGATTTCGGACGGAAAAATTTGAGGAAAGACCCCTTAATGATAAAAAGGAAGAAACTAAGTCGTGGATTCAATTCGAAAGTCAGGAGTCTATATTTGATAAGGAGTGTGCGGATTGTCTTGCTCAATATGCTACAGAAAAAGAAATCCCTTCGATGAAGTGGAAAGATGTATCGACTAAATTATCGGAATTAGATACATCAAAACTTCATTATGTTAAAGTTCCTGAGAATCATATTGTTATAGACTTTGATATTCCAGACGAAGAAGGAAACAAATGCTTTGAACGGAACCTTGAAGAGGCTAGTAAATGGCCGCCTACGTATGCGGAGCTTAGTAAAAGTGGTGGCGGTATACACCTACATTATATTTATACAGGAGATGTATCAAAACTAAGCCGAGTTTATGACGATCACATAGAAATTAAAGTATTTACCGGGAACAGTTCGTTGAGACGTAAATTGACAAAATGCAACAACTTACCAATAGCAACCATCAGCTCTGGTTTGCCACTGAAAGGAGAAAATAAAATGATTAATTTTGAAGGGGTGAAAAACGAGAGAACGCTTAGAACATTGATTAAGCGAAATCTTAATAAAGAAATTCATCCAGCTACTAAGCCTAGTATTGATTTCATCTATAAAATACTGGAGGATGCCTATAATAGCGGTTTAAGCTATGATGTTACTGATATGCGTAATGCAGTATTGGCTTTCGCAGCAAATAGTACTCACCAAGCTGATTATTGCATAAAGCTCGTTAATAAGATGCGGTTTAAATCGGCGGAACAATCTACCCCTGGTAAAAATGAAGACGCAAAACTTGTATTTTTTGACGTCGAGGTATTTCCTAACCTTTTTCTCGTAAACTGGAAAATCGAAGGTGAAGGAAAACCTGTCGTTCGTATGATCAACCCTACTCCGGCTGAAATCGAAGATCTTATGAGGTTTAGGTTGGTTGGATTTAACTGTCGTCGATATGATAATCATCTCCTCTATGCTAGATTAATGGGATATGACAACGAGCAACTTTTCAAGCTGTCTCAGAAAATCCTCGAAGGTAGTCCTAATTGCTTCTTTGGCGAGGCTTATAACATATCTTATACGGACGTTTATGACTTCTGCACAAAGAAACAAAGCTTAAAGAAATGGGAAATTGAATTAGGTATTCATCATCAAGAATTAGGAATACCATGGGACCAACCCGTACCGGAAGAGCTTTGGCCTAAGGTTGCGGAATATTGTGATAATGACGTTCTCGCTACAGAAGCCCTTTTTAATGCGAGAAAAGCCGATTTTACTGCAAGACAAATTCTGGCGGATCTCGCCGGTATGACGGTAAACGACACTACAAACACTTTAACAGCTCGAATTATATTTGGTGACAACAAAAAACCTCAGGATCAATTCAACTACCGTAATATGGGAGAGATGACTGAAGGCGCCAGCAGATTCACCATCACTGAAGATGATGTTCTATATGTTGAATTCGGAGATGAGTACACCGTTTTTGATGAAAAAGGAAGACCTATATTTCCTGGTTACAAATTTGAAAATGGCAAATCAACATACCGTGGAGAGGAGGTGGGCGAAGGCGGTTATGTGTATGCTGAACCCGGTATGTATGGTAATGTTGCATTGTTAGATGTCGCCTCCATGCATCCGTCTAGTATTGTTGCTGAAAATTTATTCGGCGATGAGTACACCAAAAGATTTAAAGAACTTCTTGATGCTCG